GCGGGCACAGTGATCGAGTGCCGGCGCGTTCCGAAAAAGAAGTTCCTGGCAATCGCCATTCCGATTGCGCTGTCGATCTATGCGCCTGGGTTTGGCGCTTCGGCCTTCGGTGCCGGCACATTCGCGGCAAAGGCGTTCGCCGCCGCTATCGTGGTCGCCGGCACCATGCTGGTGAACAAGATCCTCGGCCCGGTGATCCCGAAAGGCCAGCGCAGCGAGCAAGCCAGCCCGACCTATGCGCTCTCCGGTGGTCGCAACCGTGCCCGGCCCTATGAGCCCATCCCGCTGCTGTTCGGCGAGCTGCGTTACACGCCGGACTACGCCTCGGTGCCCTACACGGTCATCGAGGGCGAAGACCAGTACCTCTACAGCGTGTTTCATGCCGGCATCAACTGCGGGTCGGTCTCCGACATCCGCATCGGCAAAACCTCGCTGGCCAGCTATTCGGGCGTCACCACGCGCTCGGCCGGGATCAGCGAGATGGCCGATCAGGCGCTTGACGCCTGGGGCAATGTCGATACCGCGGCCGGCGCGACGATCATCGGCGGAGGTGCCTATGTGGAGCGCACCTCATCGGCCGGCGCGCAGACGCTGCAGATCGACATCGAGGGCACGCTGTACGACATCCGCAAGAGCAAGGGCACCTTCCAGCCGTTCGACGTCGTCATCGAGGCCGATTACCGCGTGGCCGGCAGTGGCGGCGCCTGGCTGCCGTTCTTCGGTGCGACCAACAGCGTCACCATCACCAACGCCTCGACCAAGCCGGTGCGTCGCACCTACACGCTCGAAGTCGCGACCGGCCAGTACGAAGTACGTGTGCGCAAGATCAGCGCCGACGAGAACAGCACCGAGAAGAACAGCAACTTCGTCTGGACGTCCTTGCGCACCGTGCAGGCCGACACCGGCACGTACAGCGGCATGGGCCGCTACAGCATCAAGATCAAGGCCAGCGGGCAACTGAACGGCGCGCTCGACGAACTGACGTGGCAGGCCACCGCCAAGCCGATGCCCTACTGGGACGGATCGGCCTGGGTGACAGCGACCACGCGCGCGACCGGCCTGTCGAACCCCGGCGCACAGATGCTGCTGTACGCCCGCGGCATCTACGACGACGACGGCAAGCTGATCGCCGGCATGGGGCTGGACGACTCACAGATCAACGTCGACGCGCTGGCCGAGTTCATGGTCTGGTGCGCCGCCCACGATTTCACGTTCGATGCGGTGTTCGACTCGGCGGTGAGTCATGCCGAAGTGCTCGATGCCATCGCGGCGGTCGGCTTCGGCGCCCACACCTGGGCCGGCGGAAAGCTGGGCGTGACCTGGGCGGCAGACGACCAGCCCATCGAGGGCGTGGTCAATATGGCCACGATGCGCGCCAAGTCGTTCCAGGTTCGCTACCAGACCGTCGAGACCGCTGACAGCATCGAGTTCCAGTATTTCGACCGCGACCGCGACTATGCGTGGAAAACCCTGCTGGTGATGGGCCCGGAGGCGACCACCTCGCTCAACCCTGCGCGCATCTCGTCGGTCGGCATCACCAGCGAGGCGCACGCCGCGATCATGGCGCGCTTCCACATGGCGCAGTCGCTCTATCAGCGCAAGGACATCGCCTATGAGACCGACCTCGAGCACCTGACCTACCAGCGCAACAGCGTGCTGGCGCTCTCGCACGATGTCACGCAGTGGGGCTACGGTGGCCGCGTGCAGGCTGCGGCCGACGTGGCCGGCGTGATCACGCTCACGCTCGACGACTACGTGCCATCCGACGCCACGGCCCGCTTCATCGGGCTGCGCATACCGGGCGAGCGCGGCTATCGGGTGTTCGCGGTCGATGCCTTCACCGGCCCATCGAACACGCTCACCCTGACCGACGCCTGGCCGTCTGGTGTGCCGTTCCCCGGTACGGCTGGCAACCCCGCACACGACACGATCTGGATCTACGACTTCAAGGCCACGCCGGGACAGAAGGTGCGTGTAATCAGCGTGCAGCCGCAGGCCGGGCTGGCCGGCGCCTCGGTTGCTGTTGTGCCCGAGCTGGCGGAGTTCTGGGACTACGTGTGGAGCGGCGACTACACACCGCCGGTCAGCCAGTCGCTGCTGCCCTTCAGCCTGCCGACGGTCACGGGCCTGTCCGTGAGCGAGGAACTGCGCCGCCAGGGTAATGGCTACTACGTCGAACTGACGGCCGTGTGGTCGGCCACCGGCGCCTATCGCAACGCACAGATATGGGGTGCAACCGCCGGCAATGCGCTGCAGAAGCTCGGCGAGACGCAAGATCTGCGGTTCTCGTGGCGCGCGAATCTGGACGAGGTGTGGAGCATAGAGGTGCGCCCGTTCGGCACGCTTGGCCGGCCTGGCACGATCGCCAGTGCCTCATACAGAGTAGAAGGGCTTTCGGTCTCTCCCGATGCGCCGACCGCCGTTACCTCGACGCCGACGCACTTGTTCTTCACGCCGTCGGCAGCGCTCGATATCGCGGGTTATCTCGTCCGCTACAACGTTGGCACCGATACCGAGTGGTCAGTCGGCACGCCGCTTCATGCAGTCACTGACGGCTACGCTGGCGGGCTGGTGTCCGGCTCTCCGTGGCCGATGCCCCAGCGGCTGTATGGCATCAACACGGTCATGGTCAAGGCGGTGGATACGTCGGGCAATGAGTCTGTCGCCGCCTACGAAACCCGCGATTTCGGCACGCCCGACGCCGCGAACGTGGCCGACACCGATGACTACGCTGCCGCGGGCTTCCCCGGCACGATCACGGACGGCACCGTGTCTGGCACCGATCTGCTGGCCGATGTCGATCCGTCAGTCGATTTCTACGGCAGCGGCGCGGGTGAGGACTTCTGGTATCGCGATGGTGCTGCCGATCTGTGGGGCGGCAGCCAGTACCTCGCCATGACCTACGTCGCCACCTACACGCCGCCCTACGACGGCGGAACGGTATTCATCGACGCCACCATCGCCGGCTCCCGCCCGACGATCAGCTATCGCGAAGACCCCGCCGATGCCTGGAAGCCGTGGGCCGGCAGCTATGGCCTGACGACCGCTTCGGCCGCGATCTATTTCCAGATCACCACCGACGCCGGCCCGGTGCGCGGCGTGATCGATGCGTTCGACGTGCGGCTCGAAATGCCCAGCCTGGAGCAGGTGTTCTCGAACGTCTCCATCAGTTCGTCCGGCACCACGCTGGCGCCCAGCGCTGGCGCGCCCGCTCGCACCTGGATCGCTATCGAGGACGTGCAGATCACGCCGGTTGTCGATGGCAGTGGCGCTGTGGCCGGTCGGCTGAAAAGCGCGCCGTCACCGAGCGCCGGCCCGGATATCGAACTGCTCAACATCTCCGGCACAGCCGTTACCGGCCATGCCTTCGTCCGCGTTCGCGGCTACTGAGGACACACACATGCCCGCACCTCCCGCCAGATCATCGATTTTCCCGACCGGGTCTCTCTCGCCCTCGACGGCCAAGACGCTGTTCGCCGACTGGTACGACTACACCGTCGCGCTGCTTGGTGCGTCTGGTACCGCGGCGGGCGCTCGCACAGCACTGGGTGCGGCTGATGACGCTGCTGTGGTCAAACTGACCGGCACGCAGACCGTTGCTGGCGTCAAAACGTTTTCGTCATCTCCCGTGCTGCCTGGCAATGCCTCGACGGCGATGCAGGCGGTGCCGAAACAGCAGCTGGATGCGCTGCTTCCGGCCGGCGCGGTAGCGCACTTCGCGATGTCGTCCGCTCCATCCGGATGGCTCAAGGCGGATGGGTCGGCTGTGTCTCGCACAACCTACGCCGCGCTGTTCGCGGCAATCGGAACCACGTTCGGGGCCGGCGACGGATCCACGACTTTCAACATCCCGGATCTGCGCGGCGAGTTCATCCGTGGCTGGGCTGATGCTCGGGCGGTCGATACGGGCCGGGTATTCGGTTCGGCCCAGTCCGACGAGATCAAGTTGCACGGCCACCCGTATCGCTCCGGCACGGCGTCTGTGTCCAGCCCTGACGGCACTGGCGGGTTCCAGCGCGAGGGCACGAACGCCACCAACTATTCCGCCTACACCGGCACGCCATCAGCTACCTCCGGCCAGCAGATCGGCGGTGCCGGTGGCACTGAAACCCGGCCGCGCAATATCGCGCTGCTCGCCTGCATCAAGTACTGAGGACGACCATGAAAACGGTTTCTCAACTCGACGCCGACGGCTATTACGTCGGCCCCACAACAGCACAGAAATCGCCGCTGGAGCAGGGGGTCTTCCTGATCCCCGGTGGTGCCGTCGATGCCGTCCCGCCCGCGGTTCCACAGGGCAAGCGTGCGCGCTGGTCCGATGGCTGGGTGCTCGAAGACATCCCTGAGCCTGCCACGATCCCGGCCCCGACGCTCGAACAGATCCGGTCGGCCAAGCTGGCCGAGATCGACCGGGCGCGTGACACCGCGCTCGAAGACGGGTTCATGTTCGGCGGGGTGCGCTACGACTGCGACGACCTGAGCGTGCAACGCATCACCGGCGCGG